GATCTTTCTTTACTGTCCCTGTCCCTGTCCCTTGCATTGCCGTGGCTGATGCCGTGGCATGTGCGGCGGGTGATGCTTTGGCATCTTCCGTGGCAATGCCACCTCTCGGTTCTGGCTCGGTGCGCGGTTTATCCCAACGCTTTGCCGCTCGCTCGCGTTGTGCAATTCTGTGCTTCCATGCTTCGCGGGCCTTCTCCGCAACCACAGGATGATACAGCCGCCCGTCTGAGCATTTGACCCAGCCATGCAGCGCCATCGTCCGAACCTTCTTCCATCTGGTCCCGACGCTCGACAGATGGGCAAGCACTCGGTCGTCATCCGGCAGGCTGGCGGCGGGCACTTGAAGCCACGACTTGCACCACAACGTCACTGCGGCCTTGAACTCGTCGCCCGTTGACATGGCAAACAGATCGCTGTCGATCACGCGCACCACGTCCAGCGGCATGAATGGCAGGCCCCGGAGATCGCAATCGGCAGGGGTCAGAGGCTGGGGTAGTTCGGTCATTCGACCCTCCAAATGCGGACGCCGCCGTCAACCAGACGGGTGGCGAATTTCCGGCCGAGTTTCTTCCCGTAGACGCAGGCATGCTGACGGGCGCGAGCTTGGGCGTAATAATCGGTGCCGGGGATGACGAAGCTCTGCCCGATATCCAGGCTGCGGAATGGGTGCTTTTCGCGTCCAGTCTGCTTCGGTGGCAGCGGGATTTCGCTGTCAATCTGCGTCATGCCATGGTCCTCCGCAAAAACGGCCAACACGCCACACACCAGCACCGCGCCGGATATCCAGGCGTCAGGTCGAACAGGTCGCAGCTCTCCCCGGTCTGTCCCGGCTCAATGGCGACGATCTCCCGCGCGCCGCAGTCGGTGCAGGATCGGCCGGGAACCACGACGCCAAGCGGCGGCTCAGGTGGGATCGTCGGTGTGTGCAGGTTCAACATGCATCCCCCACAAGCCCAGCCTGTTGAGCAATCCTCGCAGCCATCGCCACACTGTTGACGCCCAGCTTTCGATACACGCCCATGCGCTGGGTCTCGACCGTGCGGTCGGTGGTGCCGAATTTGCGGGCGATCATCTTGGACGTGTTGCCGTCAGCAAACAGCCGGAGCACCTCGGTCTCACGCGGCGACAGGCTCGCCACCAGCCGAGCGGCGCGTTCGACCGCATAGTGTGGAGGGGGTGAGATTGCGTTCATGCCCGTCCGGCCTCCTCAGATTGCGCCCAAAGCTGCGCAGCCACCGCAATGGGGTCGATGTCCCGCGCAGACCAGAACGCCCGCTCGCTGCCCTGCGCGTGAAGCGTGCGGTGGCATGTGGAACAGAGCGGCACCGTCCAGTTGTCACCGGCCTTGAGGCCGCGGGCCTTGGGTTCTGGACCGCAGGTCAGGTGATGCACCTCGGGGCGCTTCCAGCCGCAGCACAGGCACGGCTTGGTGGCAACGAAAGCCATGTGCTTCTTTGACCGGACGCGCGGGATCTTGAAATTGGTCTCGACGTTCATGCTCGCGCTCTACCCAACGTCGCGCGAAACGGGATGCGCCACTCGCGTAGTGCGGTCTCGACATCCTCAACCGACCGGCAAACGCGGTAGCATGCGCCCTGGTCAGTGATTTCCGACTGAAATGCGCGCTGTTCTGCCGACTGCACGCCGGTCTTCGTCTTCAATTCGATGCAGTGCGTTGCGCCGTCATTCCAAATGATCAGATCGGGCAGCCCGCGCCGGACACCTTTGGCCTTTCGGACGGCTCCCTGCTGAGGCGTCATGCGCCCAGCGTGCTCAATGGAGGTCCACGGCGTGCCGGGGAGCAGCGCGACGCGGAGAAAGTCCGCAACGGCGATTTGAAGCGCGTCCTCGGCCCTCATCGCCCACCCGCCCAGATCGGCTCAAACCGAACCACCCGCCGATACCCGAGCGCGCGCAAAAGCTTGTCGCCAATGGGCCGCTCGCCGCTCATGACGTAGGAGACATAGGCCGGTGTCACGCCCAACTTGCGCGCGAAGGCGGCTTGGCTTTTCTCGGCCCGGATGCGCTCGCAGAGGATGCGGTGCATGTCGAGCGCGTCATGCGTTGACGGATTGATTGATGTTTCGCTCATGACCGCCACCAAGCCCGGCCCGGCGCTACCACGTCGCCCAGCCAACAAATGCCGTCACCCAGCACGACCGCCCTGTTGCCGATCCACCAAAGCGCTCGCGCTGCGGTAAGTCTCAAGCCTTGCATTTTGCTTCCTCTGGTGTTCGTCGAGCCGAGCGCGAACGTGCGCACGTTCCAATTCAAGGGCTTGCTCTTGGCGAGCCAGCCAGCGGCCATGCCATGCCTGGACGGCCTCCCATTCATCCGCCCAGACGCGCCCGACTTCGCCGTCGAGCACCGCCCGAACGCGTCGAGCCGGAACGCCGATCTGGCGGGCTGCGCGTGCAATGGCCTCGGGGCGCGGCGAAGAATACGAGCGGATTACCTCGCGCAACATCTCGCGCATGCTCATTGCTGGGGTGGCGGCGCTACCCATGCGCGCCTCCCCGAAATTTTGGGGATCTCTGCCCGACATTCCCGGTTTCTCCTGCTGCACATTGCTGATCAGCAGACGGCAACAGGGACACGGAGGGCATGCGAGCGACGACACCAGCCAGCCAATCAGGCCAGCAACCAGCGACAGCAAAGCGGGGACGATCCGGGGGGATGCGCCCGCTTTGTTGCGTGTTGGACGGGCTGCTCGCCGGGCTGGTCATATCAGCACCAGCAGCCAGACGCGGCGACGATGGCGACCGTGAGAATGGCCAGCGCGACGGCGGTGAGGGCGAGCAAGAGGAGGGATTCAGGAGTGTTCACAGCGCTCCCCCATCACAAAAAGACCCGACGCTCGGAAGCGCCGGGTGAGTTTGAGGGAGTACGCCAGTCATACGACCCATATCGTCGGTCACACGGTCGGGAACGCCCCCGACAGGCATGCTCACCGGAAGGCGAGGCACGGGGTGGAGGGCGGCGCTATCCGCCGAGACTGCGCCGCCCTCCGCTCGACCATCGTCCTGGGGAGGAGCAGCGACGGGAGCATTCGAATTCGTTGGTGTCGCGCCGGACTCGACGAACGGCGAGAACAGCGCTCCAATCGCGGCCCGGATCATGGCTGACCTCGGGAGATGCCTAAAATGGACGCCGCAATGCAATTTTTGCCGCTACTGATTTTGTCGCTCGGCCTGCTGATTCCATTTTGGCGGATATATCGAAAAGCGGGGTTTAACCCCTGGTGGTCTCTTTTCGTTCTGGTGCCGTTCGCGTTTTTGGTTTTGCCGTGGGTGATCGCGTTTGCGCGCTGGCCAGCGCTGCAAAGGGCGCGATACGCAATAAAGTCAAGAGCAAAAAAGGGAAAGTGACGGCTCATTCTGCGGCCACCGCAGGAATCGTCAACGATGCGCGCTCGTATCCGGGTGGAGTCCATTCAACACTCGCGGCCACCGCTGCCCGCCAAAGCGTCAAGTGATGCTCAGCAGGGATGCCGCGCGACGGCCAATTGCAGACCGCAGACGGCCCAACGCCGCAAAGGTCGCTGACGACAGTGGGGCCACCAAGGGCGCGAATGAGGGCTTTTGTGTCCATGGCCCGACATTATTCACGTCACGTGGATAATGCAAGCGGTTTGACACGTGGCGTGAGATTTCTTTTCCCCGCACGCAAAATGCAGGCATGGATAAAGACACCCGATATGATCGTCAGCGGCTGATGGGCGCGCGCCTTGCTGCCGTCCGGAAGCACTACAACCTCACCCTTGAACAAATGGGTGAGAGTTTTGGTGTTGGGGGAACCACAATCCAGGGCTGGGAATGCGGCAGGAACCAAATCGACGCCGTGCTTTTGGCGGCGGTAGCGCAAAAGATGGGCTTTACAACGGATTGGGTTTTGTTGGGCACCATCGCCGCGATGCCTTACGGAATGGCAATTGAATTGCAGCGGCTCGCGGCGTTGTCGCTAGATGCTCCAGAAGGCGAGAAACGCGGTCGAGGGAGGCCGCGAAAATCAACAGCCTCTCGCGCCACGATTCTCGCTTGATCACATTTTATGCTACCTGCCGCAGGATATTTTTACACGTCACGTGAATTTAAGGCTGGACATATCCACGTGACGTGAATAAGGTTTCTCCACACACGATGGAGAGACCCCGATGAACGATCACCCCCACGCCCACATCGACCCGCTGCCACCGAGCGCAATTTCCAGCAGCAGGCCGCGCGCTTCGTATTCGTCAGATTTCACCGTTCGCAACCTATCGGTGTTGGCGTATGCCCAGGGCTTTACGCTTTGGCATTACCGCGCCCCAGCGTCTGATCTACGCGAGATTTCCGCGCCGGGCTTTTTTAACGGTGCTCGCGACATGTTTGCCGCAGGCGACATGTTGCTGATTTCCGCTCGCGACGGCGGATCGGTGGCGTTTGTGGCTGCGTGCACTCCGGGCTTGGTTTTGGCCCCGATGGGAGGCGTGACATGAGCAACATCATCCGCGACTTTCCCGCAGCCTTGCAGCCGATCATCCAGCAAGGCTTTCTTGCCCGAGAATTTCAGGCCGCGATCAGTTGCCGACTTGGGTTTCGGATGTGCGCCGACCGCGAAACCACAAGTGATGCGTTGCTGAACTATGGCCCCGCATCACCGCTTTACACGGTCACGTCGCGCGTCGGCATCGCCAGCCAGTTCCTGCTCAACGCAGCTATTAACGGCGAGCAGGCAGCGGCGAAAATTGCGAGCTTGGCCGGGACGGCTTTGCGCAGCGTTGCCACCCCGATTGATGGCGGCAGCGCGTTGACAATGGCGTTGCTGCTCAACGCCGTGGCGCAACTGCGTCAGAACGCGGTGCCGGAAATCGACGGAGCCTATAACTGCTATCTCGACCCGGTCAGTGCCCGGCAGCTTTTCTCCGACCCGGTCTTCCGCCAGTTGTTTCAGGGTGCCACATCGGCCAACCAGGTCTTTAAGCATGGCATGGTCAACGACTTCCTCGGTCTGCGCTTCATCCCGGTCAACGGCGATGATGGCGCGCGCAGGACGTTTGTTTGCGGGCGGGGCGCGTTGGTCGAGCGCGTGCCCGAGGATCTGACCCAAGTCAGCGAAATCAACCTAGACAACGCGCTGCTTGATGTGATTGACGGCGCATTGATGATCACGTTTCCGCCAATCGACCGTTTGCAACAAATCATCGCGCAGTCGTGGGCATACATGGGCGATTTCACTGCCCGGCCCGAGCGGTTTGTCACGATTGAGACGCGGGGGATCGCGGCATGACCCGCCCCCTCACCACACCCGAAGACATGCACGCCAACATCCAGCGCCTCGCCGCTGAAGCATGCATCGAGATCGGCATTCCGCCATCGCCCCCAAACATGGACGCGGCCCGCCGTCACGTTGGCCGGATCGCGTGGGATGTGTCGGCTGAACTGTGCAGCGTGATTATGGAATGGAGCCTTAAGCAATGACCAACCAAATCGCCCGCTCGGGCTATGTGATCAACGACGGCGCTGAAATGACGCTGGCCGCATTCGCCAAGTCAATCAAGGCCAAGATTCAATATGGAGATGTGCTGGTATTGGAGCCAAAAAGCCTAGCAGCGCCCGCCCTGACGAGCATCGGCGGCTCTCTCGACGTCGAGGGCTACACCCACCCGCTGCCCGCCCTGACGAGCATCGGCGGCACTCTCTACGCCAGGGGCTACACC